TTGACATCGGACAGAATTCGATTAGAGAATTGGTGGTAAAGTTTTGGATGCCTTTCTTTGTTGCTGCTAGTTTCAACTTATTCCTGGAAGAACCGGTTGTGTTATTGATCGATCCTTCTGTTAAAAATGTAAACAATGGCCCACGCGATCTTGTAATAGCAGTTCTAATGTAAGCAATTGTCTCATTCCCCTGCCTTTCTGTTGGAGCTGTAATGCATTGCTGCGTCGTAGTGGTATCAACGGTAAGACCATATGATTGGAAGCAAGCTTCATATCCAGTCTTTGAAGCTCCTCGTCCAACAATTAAATATTGATGGTCGACAAGACGCTTCTTTACTTTTCTGTTTTCGTATCCACCTCTCCCACCGCCATAGTGGTTTGGGTTCCAAACAGTACGATCTGTAAAGTAATACCAACCTAAGATCTCTTCTCCCCAAAGCTTGTAGGAGTCGAGCATAAAAAAGTCTGAGCCATCTCTTAGAGTTAGCTCAGATTCACAAAACTCAATCCAACCCTCAACAGGAGCGGGATCGTAATAAAATCTAGGATCTTTAATAAGAGCATCGATCCTATTCATCTCCATGGAAATCTCTTTACAAACTGGAATCTCTCCTCGTAGTACCTTGCTTCTAAACTCTCCGTAATATTTTGGGGTTGCGGTGTTAGAGAGCATCGCTCTTGTCACTTCCTGCTAGACTTGAGCTATCTGTCCATCCCTCTACAAAAATGTAGGAGATAAGAGATCCAAATGCCATAATAATTGATGCTACCTGAGAGATTGATCCGTCTGATACATGAAAGGCCGTAAGAAGTGCTGTAACAAATGCAACTACAGCAATCCAAAATTTACGACTTGTAAGTTTCCTTACGATTTGATCTTTTGTCATTGAAACCTCCTGATTATTTGTTACCTTTTGAAAATGCGGTGATGACATCTTTTACTCTTTTATTACTACATTCTGAAACTTCTTGTAAGCGTCCAGATACCACTCATTCTTATCACCATTGTAGGTTAGCTCATAGTACATGCCATCAAAGAGAGTGGAGCTAAGAAGATACTTCCAGTTCTGAAGAGTCTTACACTTCCACACAGTAAATACTGTAAAGTCTGGCTCTGGATCGGATTTATCAAGATGCTCCATGATGTAATCTCTTACAATCCTGGCTGCTCTTTCATCAAAGTTAATCATATCTTTCCTCCAAGTATTTTACTTATTTGGTTGACCACCCGGCTTCTTCTGATTTCCTCCACCGCTGTAATTAATCTTCTGAAGATCGGTTCCTGCAAATGCATTAGAGTATCCAGCAATGGTATTCCACACATCTGCACCTGTTCTAGCCCAACCATTGATCTGTTTTGCAGTATTCACTGCTTTGTCAATCTTATCCATGGCAGTTGGTTCTTTTAGCTTGGAATTCATACTTGCCATGAGATCTGCTTTGTAAAGAGCGTTTTGAAGTTCATCTTTACTTGCAAGAGGTGCAACACTTTGGATACGCCTTAGATCGCCAGACTCAAGTGCTTCTTTCTTTTCTCTTTCTTTTGGAGACAAGTTCTTTGTAACATCATTGCCATCTGGCTTTTTCTTCAATCTGTCCATGGCATCAATTCGATTCATGGCTTCTCGAAGTTCATCCTGAGACATTTCTTTGGCGTACTTCTTTACTTGAACTCTGCTTCCAGATTTAATGGCTGCTTGTCTTTTTGCTTCATGCTCTTCTGGAGTCTCTGGTTTGGGTTCTTTCTTTGTAGAACTCATTGTTTCACTCTTTGATGGTGTTCTAGATCTTGAAACAGTTGTTCCACTCTTCCAGATTTAATGGCTGCTTGCCTTTTAGCTTCATGCTCTTCTGGAGTTTCAGGTCTTGATTCTTTCTTTGCAGAACCAATTGTTCCACTCTTTTTAATGTTCTCAATTGAACCTTTTCCAGAGTCAGACCCAACTTTAATTCCAGCTTTTGAAGCAGCCTTTTTCTCATTTGCTGAGTGATCGCCTTTTCCAAGTGGATAGGGAGGACCATTCAAGCGTCCCCATTTCATACCTAAGATCCCATGATGTGCGATCGAGAGTATTTCATCATTGATCTCTACATCATTATGATCTAGGTACTCATCTAATTCTAAAGGAGTCATATGATGCACCTCCTCTCCTCTTATGATTCTTACTCATAACCATATTCATTAGTAAGTAGCTTCCCAGGTCTATAATAATCGGCATTATCATTTGGATCACTCCTACATGCCAATATTTTTAATCTTTTCATTAGCCCACATATCGTATTCTGCTTTTGCAGCTTTAGAAGCTTCTGAGTAAGCCTTAGATGGAATATTATGCACAATAACACCAGCTAGCACACCAGTAATGGGACCTCCTAGTGCAGTCCCAATAACAGCTCCGATAGCAGTGTTTCTGTCATGAATGTATTTGTAGCCGCCTACTTCTTTTTCTGCTTTACTAAGACCTTTACCATAAATTTTTGCATTCACGTTTGCCTTATTTGCAAGATCTTTATACTTATTGGCTTTTGACGTATTTCCTTTTACTCTGGCATCTACTGCTTTACTAGCGTACTTTGATGCAAGTTGTCCCTGCTTCCAAGCTTCAGCAGATCTCCTAGCTCGGCTCTTATAAGACTCAACACGATTCGAACCATCGTCCTGATAAATCCTTTTTCTTCCTGCTGCCGTTAATGTCCCGTCAGGATTCTGATATCTTCTAACTCCCCACTTTTGTCCTAAGACTCCATGGTGAGAAATATACTCATTTGCCATTAGAATCTCCTCCCTTAATTCTTATTCCAGAGTTTAAAGAACTCATTGGGATGAGGATCGTTTGTTGGCTGATATGCTCCAATGACGCCAGTCTTTTTATTGACAGCATACATGGAATCTAGAGAGTTAAAGCTATCCTTGTTCTCCAAAAGAAAGATGTAATATCCGTTGTAGTCAACATACTTTCTTGCTTCCTTTTGAGGGAATTGTTTTAGGAGTTTTTTATAAGCTTCTTGAAAAGTAATCATTTGTCGCCATAGACCTCCTTCTTCACTCTATCTTGATTCCACCAATCCATATCTTTGAGTTGTGTGTACTTGTCTTCAATTGCTTGCCATCTATCCCTTTCCTCGTCAGTATCGGGGATATACATGTTGAGACTCTTGTTGTAGTGATTGACCATATTCTCGATGTCTTTTACATCATAGTTGAATGTGACATTTTTATTGGTCTTTGCCTCGTCCACGTTATCGTTTGGCTCGAGATAACTTGCTGCAGTCTTTGTAAGCGCCTTATCATCTGTCCGAAGAGCCACTACTTGATTGGGTGCTACATAGTCTGCTTTGCTATAATCTGCCATCTTTTCCGTGGTGTTGTTTTGAGCATCATGGATGTAGATCTCTCCGTCTTTCTTTTCCCAAGCGACGTTGTGACCGCCTCCACCTTCCCAATAAATGTCAAGACATCCTCTTGCACCATCTTCGTATTTGTCATTGAGCATGTCGGCAGCTTCTTCCATGGTTTCTTTTCCATTGCTTGCCTTCTGCTCTAGTGCAACATCAAGATCCCAACCACTGTTTATATTGATCGTACCGTCACTATTTTGGTAAGATTCAACACCTTCATAGAAGCTTGAGATCTCTTCATCCGTTCCACCATTTGGATCATACTGTGCTTCTACGTCGTATCCTCTGTGTCTTGCTTCCCAGGTAAGCGAACAGTCATAACAATTGGTAGACCATCCAGGTTCCAGATCAATTCCGCCATCGGTCATTGACTTATGAAAGTTCTTATTGACCTCTGCCATTGACTGTTCTTCTGTCTCTGGAGTTTTAATAAGATCAAACTCACTCATAATTTCTCGTTCTGCTCTTGCCTCTGGATTCTTATTGTAGTAAGCATTCAGTTCTGCTTCTGTATAGAAATATCTATACTTGCCCTTAATCAAAAGCTTTGCAACGTATTTGTGAGTCTTAGAGTTCGTATCTTTATTTGTCTTGGGAATTGGCTTAGGAGAATGGCTTGCTGGATTCTTTGTCTTCTTGTTCTTAGATGTACGCTTCTTAATTGCAGCATCTGCCTTGTCGATTACATCCCATCTTCCATTCTTATCGGTGTCAGCAACGTCCTCGATCTTTTCTACAATATCCCATTTGCCGTTACCATCTTTGTCGACTGTCTTCTTAAAGCTATTAATTGCCTTATTTAAAAGAGATCTGATCTTCTTTAAAGTCTTTTGTTTCTTATTCTTCTCAGAGCCTTTTGATCCTTTGAAATAGGCATCATACTCTGCTTTAGAATAGAAATATAAATAGGGTTTCTTCTTGTTTCCTGTTTCAATTCTCTTGTAGTACTTGTGGGAAGCTTTTGTCTCGTAATGGAGACCTGTTTTTCTATGAGCAATGTAGTCTTCCATCATGCATCCCCCGCTTCGTTTTCTGCCATGATACGCCATTCAAATTCTGCAATCTGTTTGTTCAGCGCATCCAGTGCAAAGCTTGAAGCAGGTGGATCGAACATGACTTTTACTTTCATTCCCACATATGTTTTGATAAGATTGAATCTTGGATCAATCACAATATCATCCCAAGTTGAGGTATTGTCCACGATTTCATATCCAGTATCTGGTCCAATTCCTAACTGATGAAGAGTTGAAAATGTAGTGTTAATATAAAGGAGGATTTGATCATCAAATACTGTATATTCAGGTACAATCCCAAGCTGTTTCTTGATTGAATCCAAAATTGACTCATTCTGTTTTGCCATTGCTATCCTCCTTTCTTTAGAGATTATTGTTTTCTATAGATCTTCCAATCGTTATCTGAATCCTTATCGCTGTATTTCCAACCATTCTTTTCGGCAAGACGTTGAGAAGCGACATTGTCTGGAGCAGTTGTCCACCACACCATTCCAAATTCATCTAGATGTTTATCAATCCAGTCAGAACCTTTCTTTGCAACTTTACTGCCATAGCCTTTACCGTGTTGATTGTTTGCTACAGCAAGAGCAACAGAAACATTGGTTTTTCCTTTATCGTTCTCTCCCTCATCAAAAATATCTAGAAATGCAATTGGAGTATCTTTCTCTTCCATGATGAATCGTTTCATTACATGCTCACCAGCTTCAACTGACAAGTATTCACCATCACTCCCAACTCCTAAACGTTTCTTATCTTTTTCAGATAGAGAATTTACAATTGAGTCAACTTTTGATTTTGTTTTTGCTGCTCTTTGTACTCTTTTTATTGCACGGTATTTAACAGGTCTTGACGATAAAGCGGATATGGAGGACCGTTCTTTACACCCCATTTTTGTCCCCTAACACCATGATGAGAAAGGTAATTATTATTCATAATCATTTACTTCCATGGTATCTGGTCATTTGGTTTTCGCTCTATGGGACTTGTTGGAGTAAGTCTTTCGAGAGCACCATAATGAATTGCGTTGTGTGTTTGCAATGACACAGTAATGAGATTGTTTAAATCAAACACTGCTGGGTCATGATTTGTTACCTGTTCAATTGTGATGGGATTTAAGTGATGAATGAGAATAGATCTTGACAACGGTCTTTCTGCTATTCCTAGATCACAACCATTGTCTCTTATGATGACGGCTCTTCTTACTTTCTTCCATTCTGGAGAATTGTAGAGAATCTGATTTAGTACTCTATGCCCACCAAATGTAATCTCAGATGGAGAGCCATTACACTTGCAATATTCAAATCGTTCCTCGAAAGTTGGAAGTAAGATTAGCTCGCTATAAGTTCGAAGCATAGCATCCTCCTTTCTAAGAAGCATAAAGAAAGAGCCTTAGATCATTTCTGACCTAAAGCTCTTAGTATCTTTTCGATAAATGATAGTTTTCTTTTAGGAATATCGTTCACACTTACATCACCATATTCATCTCTCATATCTTCAAACGCTTTGAACCCATTCTTTCTTGCAAGAAACTCTTCATGCTTTCTGATAGAGTCCGCATAATGAATTCTTCCTTCTGGGGTAAATGTTCCGTCTTTGTACTGCCAGCGTCTCTTGTACCATTTCATTCCATGGATGCCAGAATGCTTCACAAAAGTTTTCATCTTTCAAACTTAATTCTATTTTGCATGCCTTCTCTAAATTCTTTTGGATCCATAACAGGTGAATACTCTGTTACCTTTCCATTTGCAGACACTTTGAAGAAAGGATCCATAAGAACTTCATCTTTCGGCCACTTATCAGGTCTTAGAGAGAACACGTATCCATCTTTTACTTCAAAACCAAAGATTGCATGGGATTTAACACCAGAAGACTTTTTTACATAATCTTCAACAATTTTCTTTGCAACATTAATATTCATAGAAACCTCCTTACCAAGTATCAACTTTCTTGCCGCTCCATTTGTTCTCAACAAATCCAGAATCATTAGCAAGCCTTAAAACAGAATCTTGTTCCATAGCATCTAAGTTTGGTTCACAATTATCTAATCTATATGTCGAGACACTAGCACTCTTGTCAGCACCATATTCATCCATCATCTCTTTAACAGATTCAAAGCATCTTCCATTTTGTCCATCCTGAATTTCGAAGTTACCATCTTTATCATTTGTCCAATGCATCGAATGGCCACCACCGTTATCAGGATATCTAATACTTATTGTACCAGAAGTCATTGGTCCATATGATCTTAAGCCATCTTCTGCTGCATCGGAATCCATGTCAATTCTTTGAGCACCTTTGAACCAATAGCCCATTGCATCTGCACTTGAAGGATAGGATTGTCTTCCAGCATTTACTTCATATCCTCTAAGTCTCATTTCTAGATCAGCAGAACACTTAGCACAATTCTGAGTTGTTCCAGCATCACCAAATCCAGGATTGCATAAATCGAGATCTCTATTAAGAAGTTGACCAAAGGAATGATCTCTTACAACATTTCCATTTTCGTCAATGTCATGGAAGTTATCACTTGTTCTGAAATTGGCATTATTTCTTGCAATGGTTTTGGCAACATTCTCATCCACATGATCTGTCCCATTCACAACCATACTGCTCATTTCCTGCCAATCAAAGTCATGGCCATTGATAAGACCCGATATCCATTCTTCTCCTGGACGATCACTTCTTGAGAATTTGGTAAGACTTCCAACTTGGTAATCTTTTAAGTCATCAACCTTTGCTTTACCAGATTTGATAAGAGAGTTGATGTATTCATTCTGACCTTCTCCTGATTTACTAGCACTGGTTGCTGCTACTTTTGAAGATCTTGTTTTCGTGTATCTCCCAGTAGACTTTCCAACTTTAACGCCTGCTTTCTTTGCAGCTGCAATCTGTGCTTTGGAATGACTCTCAGCGCCAAGTGGATAGGGAGGACCATTCCTATGCCCCCACTTCTGTCCAACAATTCCATGGTGAGAAAGAATATCATCAGAAGACAAATACTCTTCTAGAAACTTATTACCAATAATAGCACAATGAATCATTACATCATCAGGCTGATAATAATTGTAGAAGTCATTTGTTTTCGTTGGAGTAAGTTGAATGTTATACTCTTTAACTTTCTTAGCGATTCTCTTTGCAAGTTCTTTTCGGTACCTAGGCTTGGCCCAATTGAAGAACTTAACGGCAGAGATTACATGAGCCCTTGTATCAAGAGGGAATTTCTTTTGTTCAGGGATTCCGTATTCCCTATCCTTCTGTTCCATCGTCTTCATGACCTGAATACCTCTTCATTGCCTCAATCGCATCGGAATAAATCTTCTCCAAATGCTCTGCAGATTCTAGTGCTTGGATCTTTGCGTCTTTCAGTTTCATCTCAGACTCCATGAGTTCCTTCTGAAGTCTACTCGATCCTAGCTTTAAAAAGTGAACAATCTCTTGTGAAGTTGCAGTACCTTCCCTGATTCTCTTCTCAGCAGCATCATAGGCAAGAGAGATGAGTTCGTTTTCTCTTGCTTCCATTGAAGTTGCTGCATGAGTTGGGAGGTTTGTGATAGGTTCTGTATCACCTGGGTTTTGTTTATGTGTAGTTCTGTTTTGTTTCATGGTGACTTTAGCTCCTTTTGTATTACTTCTTGTGACTTTTCATTGCTGCTTTTATAGAAGAACGAACGTCTAGA